TTTTTTAAATTTTTTTCTTTACCGTATAAGTTTTTAAATTTCATTTTGAACGAGCTTCTTGAAATACGATACAAGGAATTTCAGAAGTTTTTCGTCTTCTTCGATGATTTTAAATAAATTATTTTCTCCTTGAACTTTTTCAAGAGGAGGAAGACCAGCTTCAGAAAGTAAGGACAAGAACTCTTCACTTGGAGTATACCAAGCTCCGCCTTTAATAACCAATTCCCAAGCCAAAAGAAGATCAACAATTTCTTTTTCAATCCAAATAGACTTTCCTCCGCTCCTTCCATAACGAATAGGGTATGGAATAGTTAAGTTGGTTTTTTCGTTTGGAGATTTCTTAACAGTGACTTTAGCCCAATGTCCAACAGGAGGATTCTTTTGAAGATCAATAGATTTATCGTTAGGATTTTGAAGGATAATATCTCCCTTGTAACGAGGTTCAAATTCTAAAATCCAGTTAGCGAAGTGCAGTAAAGCATTACCTCCAGTTGCAGATGTTTGGCGAATTGGAGCTTTTGAATATGGATCGAGCTTAATGTCTGCTCTGACTTGAGAGATGAAGATTGCCATGTGCCCTCTCTTAGTTAAAGCAATAGAAAGCTTCTTCATGAAAGTAGCGGCGATCACTGCTCCGCCAGCAACCTTGGCGCTTTCATCGAATGTTTTATCCATATCGTTTTTAGCAATCAAACCATCTACAGCATCAAGCAAGAAGCAGAACTTGATTTTCTCTTCATTCTTTGAAACTAGCTGACGCATTGCATCTACAACTGTTTCATAGATATTGCTTTCAAATACGAAGCATGTGCCAGCAACCCACTCTTCGGGAGTAAACACAAATTTAACGCCCGAACGCTTTTGCATTTCTGGAGACAAACGCCCCTCTGCTTTGATATAGAAACCTTTTGAATTTGGCAATTCCAGTAAAAAATTCTTCATTACTTCTAAGGCTTCAGAAGTTTTGCCGCCTTCGTTCATTCCAACAAACCTATGAAGTCCTGGGCCAAATCCGCCACCAAGCTGAGTGTCTAACTGAAGAGATCCGCTAGAAACTTTATAGTCAATTGTTTCTTCGAAATTATAATGATCTTCTGAATTTTGCTTTAGAAAGCTTTGCAATACATCGCTTGAGCTATTCTTGTTTTCTTCTGGCTCTTTTGTTTCTTTAGTTTTTCTCATATAAAAAATCTTTAATGTTTTTGATCTTTCTCGCCACTTCTCTTTTCTCTACAGTGGGGTCATCTTTAAGTACGATCTCATCGACGTTTAATTTCACATCTGAGTTGTAAATCTTGAATCTATTATCCAAGTCTTTGAGAATTTTATCTGCAAACAGAATAGCTAAAGAGTCTCCCTTTAAAGAAAAAGAAGTGTCTCTTAAAAATTCAATACTATATCTCTCAATCAAGCGATTGAGCAATACATATTCGCGTTGCCAAAATTCCCTCCTTGATTTAAGGGGAACTTCAACAAATTTTGAAACTATGAGTTTCTTGTTTGGTTCTTTTGATTTAGCCACTAATCATTATATGGCCAATGAAGATCTGATGCAACCATTTTTTGAACTAATTTTGAAAATGATGTCTTAGGAGTCCACCCAAGCTCTTGTCTTGCTGGGGTTGAATCTCCCCAAAGCAATTCGACTTCCGCTGGACGATAGAATGCTGGATTGATAACAACAAGTTTTTGCTTTGTATCTTTATCAATAAAGACTTCTTCAACGCCGCTACCAAACCATTCGCCATTAATAAAAGTTTCTTTAAATGCTAGCTCTACGAATTCTCTTACAGAATGAGTTTCGTTGGCAGATAAAACATAATCTTTGGGAGAGTCTTGATTAAGCATGAGCCACACTCCATGTACAAAATCTTGCGCATCGCTCCAATCTCTTTTCGCATCAAGATTACCAAGCTCCATAGGAAGGAATGGTTCATTGTTATCTTTTGCATTATAGATTCTCGCTACGTTCTTGGTGATTTTACGAGTCACAAACTCTTCTCCGCGACGAACACCTTCATGATTAAACAAAATGCCTTGAACAGCATAAATATCGTAAGAGTCGCGATAAACTTTTACAAGATAATGAGCAGCACTTTTCGCCGCTCCATAAGGAGATCTTGGACGAAACGGATGATTAATATCTTGTGGAGAATAAATAACATCGCCAAACTGTTCAGAAGAACCTGCGTTATAATAGCGACAATTTGGCGCGTATTTGCGAACAGCTTCTAACTGATATAAAACCGCCATACAATTCGTTTGCATGTGATTTACTGGCATTGACCAGCTATTACCGACAAAGGAATTGGCTGCAAAATTGATAAAATAATCAGGCTTCTCTTTTTGAATTACATTTGCAATATTTTCACTGTCAGTGACATCTAAATCAATTAGCTGAAATCTTGGATTTTTAAGTAAGTGCTCTATGTTTGTATAATTTTTAACACTTAAACGCCTAACTCCCGCGATAATAATATTATCAGTATTATTAATTAAATAATCAGCCATAAGGCTTCCATCTTGGCCTGTTACGCCCGTAATTAAAACTTTTTTATTTTGAGTATTCATAAACTTCTTTGCACATTTTTATAAATTGTTCGTTATTCATTTGTTGTTTAGACATATTAATTGTCTTGTCAACCCATTGGACATTTGAAATAATGTATCCAATTTCTGAGTTAATGCGGTCTAAAGATGCATTTCCATCGTGCATTTTTCTTTCTGAATTGAACTTTAATTCAATTCCCGATAAAGCGCATTTTCCATTTTGTTTTTTAAATAAATCCCAAATTTCTTGAAGTGTTATCAAAAATGATAAACCTCTATCTTTTGCCCCCTTCTTTAAAGAGAAAAAATAACTAGCGCTAACTAAACCTACACCTTTCCATTTTGGATTTTTATTAGATTTTTTAAATCTTTGACATCCGCAACTTTTGTAATTTCCTTTGTAAATATTATGGAATTTTGCTTCAAAAATTTTTTCACAAATCAAGCATAGGCATTTTACAAACAGTCTTCCCTCTCGAATATCTAATTCTTCAATTAATTTAACTCCTCCAAGATTCTTATTCAAGAACTTATCAACTGTTGATTTTCTTCCCATATATTGTATATACACTTTAAATAAATAAATTAGAAATATTTAAATAAAGTGTATTAGTCTGCCATTAGCGAACCATCTTGACCCGTTGCTCCTGTAATAATAACTGTTTTCATTTCCAATAAGAATAAATATTTTTTTCTACTTCGTAAGTCATTTTCTTGACTTCTCTATTCGGTTGATTTTTTGCCCAAATAAACATTGTTTGTATTAAATTTTCCAAAACAGTTTCGTCATTAAATGAGAGCAAATTTTTAGCTTTTGAATGGTCGCAATAAGCGTGTTTAGCTTCATGTCTAGGTTCTAAATGAATAATTTTAGTATTATATTGATAACTTGATGCTGTATTTTTTACAATTTCAGCAACCTGATTAATCGACCAATAGTTATCCGCTCCAATATTAAAAGTTTCATTATCGTATTGATCAAGCAGTTGTTCAAACGGCTTCATGTAAAACTGAACATCTGAAAATGCCCTGGTTTGTTCGCCATCTCCATAAACAATAATAGGCTCTTTGTTAAGCACCTTTCTAATGAAGATGCCAATTACATTTCTGTATTGGTCCCAAATATTTTGATAAATACCTAAAACATTATGAGGTCTAATAATATTATATCTTAACCCGAACTGTTCATTAGCTTGTTTAATATCCATCTCAACAGCATATTTTGCAATGCCATAAGGATCAATTGGTTTAGCGGACATTGATTCAGTGAATGGAGGTTGCTGATCTCCATAAACAGCCATAGATGATGTGAATATTAATTTTGAATCATGTTTAATGCATTCATTAATAATAGCCGCTGAAGCAATAATATTATTTTGATAATTAAAACACCTAATAAATGGAGAAAGCCCTTCTGCCGCATAAGCAGCTAAATGATAAACAACATCTGGCTTATGTTTTTCGAAAATATCTGAAATAGAATCCTTACCGATACTCCTTTTATAAAAAGTAATATCTAAAGTTGTTGGAACAAATTCTTCGTAACCTCCAGATAGATCATCTATACCAATAATGGTATGACCTTTTAATAAAAAGTATCTACTTAAATGAGCGCCTAAAAGACCTGCAATGCCAGTGATTAAAATTTTCATACTTTTTGAAAAGAACCCCAAATATTATTTTTACCTAATTGATATAGATATGGTTTTAAATTATTCTTGTCAACAGCTTCTTGAATTTCTCCCAAACTACTTTCAAACGCGGTTTCCCATCCTGTAGCAGATTGAATGCGCATATACTCGTCAATATCATCTTGGTAATCGTGAAGCATAATAATGTCACCAGATTTCAAGAACTGAGAAAATAAATTAAATTCTTGATTTTTATGCCCACCATCACATAGTATTAAACATTGTTTTGATTTTGACAAAATCCCTTTAATTTTTTCTACAGAGTTTTTAGAAAAAACATTATCAATAATTAATTCTCCATCTATTTGATCAGCGCTAATTAACGGAACGTCTGGAGAAATTTCAAAAGTATAAATCTTGGTGTTGTCTTTTTTATGATCATTTAACCATAGAGTTAAACCTCCTCTATTAGTGCCAATCTCAATAATTGATTCAAAATCATTTTCATCAATTACCTTTTGTAAAAATTCAACTGTTGACGGTAATTGGGCCGTTAAAATATTTTTGTATACTATAAACTGTTTCATATTAAAAAATTAATGCTAATGTTCCGCTATAATGACCGATATTTGTTAAGTCTACAATTTCGAGATTATTTTCTTTCGCGATTGATTCGGCAATCTGTCTTAAAATGGGCCATTCATTAATATCATCCATCAAAACAATACCTTTATAATTATTCTCTACCAAGAAATCTAGAAACACCTTTTCAAAAGACCCATCATGAAATGTGTCTAAAAAGATCATATCTGAAGCCAATAGTCTTTCGTCTTTTAAAACATCTCCAATGCAAAATTCAATATTCTCTTCTTCAATCTTACATGTTAACAAATCTTTAATATCATAAGATACTACTTTATTATTTTTATTATTGCCCAAAGCGATTGCAGACGCTCCATAATTAGTTCCAACATCAAAAAATAATTTATCACTAAAGTCTTCTGATAAATTCGCCAATAATTGGTAATGTTCCCTTCCAGGGTTTAAATAAAGATATTCATTATAAATACTTAAATCGTATTTTTTGTATTGACTAAGGTCAATATTTTTAATATTTTCCTTATTAATTTGTTTAATATAGTTTTTCATTTAAAAGATTTTGATTTTTTAGTTTTAGAATTGCTTGCTTAACCGCCATCCACATGTCTAAATATGTATAAGTAGCAAGTCTGCCAGTAAATATAATGTTCTTTTCATTATTTGCTAGCTCTTTATATTTACTATAAATTTTTAACCCATCTCCCCAAGGGATAGGATAAAATGGAACATTTGAACCATTATAAGCTTCTGGATATTCTTCAGTAATAACGGTTTGACCCTTATGGTTTGGGGTTAAAAATCTATGATCATATGTTCTGGTATAGTTTACCATTTTAGTATTTTGATTATAAATAAATTCTTCAAATTTTTTATCGCTAATTGAATGTTTAAAAGAAAGAGAACGATACGGCAATAACCCATAACGATATTCATAATACTCATCAATTTTACCAGTATATATTATTAAATCAGCATCATAGTTTTTCCATTCATTTTGGTCGCAATTTAATTTTAAATTTACTCCAATCAACATTTTTTCGAACATCTTTGTATATCCTTCTTTTGGAATACATTGATATTTTTGACCCTCAAACCAAGTTGGATTTTGAGCGTCTTTTGTTTTGGGTATTCTATTTGTAATAGAGTTGGGTATTTGATCAAATGGAACTCCCCATTGTTTTTCCGAATAATCTTTAAAGAGATATTTAATAATTTCTTCTTGACTTAATTCTCTGCCTAATTTTTTTATTGTTTTTTGACTGTATGGCAAAGGTATTTCGCCAAGTTCAGTTACTCCGATTGGTTTTAATTCAAA